GGCTCAGGCGGAACTGCTATCCCTGTCTGTTACGTTGAGAGAGAAATCACCGCAGCCGCATCGCTGGTCAGCAATATTGAAGAAGGAGCGTTGGCTGATGCTCCTATCTGGGCTGACCTTAAGACTTTCGACTTCGCAGCGTGGCGTGGACAAGTGGAAGGAATCGTGGGTGGCTACCCATGTCAACCGTTCTCAGCAGTCGGGCCTAAATTGGGAGCCGCCGATCCTAGACACCTCTGGCCGTACATTGAGGAGGGTATCGAAACAGCTAGACCTCTTTGGTGCTTCTTTGAGAATGTCAGCGGTCATCTATCCTTGGGATTCACCACCGTCGCAGAAAGCCTACGACGCATGGGTTATCAGGTTGCGGCAACACTTGTTACTGCGGAGGAAGTCGGCGCAAGTCATCAACGAGAACGATTATTCATCTTGGGCTACACCACTTGCGACCGACGCAAAGAAAAAGCCGTCAGGTTCTCTAGCTCGTCAGGTAGATCCGCAGTCCAAATGGAGCGCACGACGCGCTACGCACCTGGACCCAAGAACGGAAGATGGATGGATGTCCCACGGGGATTACAGCCATCGCTTGCTCAATCCGAATTTTTGCGAATGGCTGATGGGGATGGACGTTGGATCGACATCTCTCGCCAAGACCGTATCAGGGTTATCGGAAACGGAGTTGTCCCTGACGCAGCGGCATTGGCCTGGAACGAATTGTGGAATGAAGTTGGATGAATGGGAGAACTGTAATGGGGTATTACAAACAAAAACAAATACTTGAGGAGGAGGATTTTGTGCCAGAGAAAGAACACATAATTGTAGAGACAACGAAGGATGTTTACAAAAGAAACGCTAACAACAGGAACAGAGGGAAGGTGTATGAACGGAAGGTAGCAGCAGCTATAGGCGGGGTGCGTAACCTGGATAAGAGGTACAAACATCTTGATGTATACAACGAGACCACTTGCTACGAGGTGAAATCGACTCAGGCAAAGGTGCCAGCGTGGATTGACTCAGCAATGCAGCAGTGTGAGAAGGCGAGTGAGGAGAGTGGGTACGAGATGGGAGGGATTATAAAAGTCTGGACGCAGGGGAAGGCTCGAGCTTTCTTGATTAAAGAAATAGATTTGACCGTAACAGATGAGGAAACATATGAGGAAACCAACGACTAAAGACAAGTTAATACAATTCATACGGTCACAACATCCACGTCCCGTGGCAGGCTATGAGCTAGTAAACAGAGATACTCCATACGGATGGTTGGGTTCGGAGGCGAACCGAGAGGCACGTAAGCTGGCGAATGCTGGCGTACTCACACCGCAGTATGGTACAGAAGATGGGGTTAAATACGTTTACTACACCATGACCAATGTTGAACCAGACAAAAGGCAAGGGAGGTTGTTTGAATGAAGGTAACAAACAGACTAGGGCTACCGCAGCCCATAGTAGAAGTCCTGTCCAGGGATAACTACAGCAAGGGTGACGCTGACTTCAGCGTGACTGAGCTAATAGATAGCCCACGTCAGAAGGCACTGACGAACAGGCATAGAGATGAAATCACTGTGGACTGTATCGATCTCATCTATCAATTCGATGGCAAGGCGGTGCATTCCATACTGGAAGGGGCTGAAGTCTCGCCAGATGTAGGGATTATTGAGGAGCGCCTATCAGTAGAGGTAGGACTCTACACAGTATCAGGTGCTATCGACTACTACGACGTAAAACGTGGAGTCATACAGGATTATAAGCGTGTATCCACATGGGAAGTAGTCATGGGTATCAAGGAGGAGCGGTACAGGCAGCTTAATCTATACGCTCACCTAGCTAGAGCCAATGGATGGGTGGTAAACGGCCTTGAGATTGTCTACCTGTTCCGTGACTGGTCTGAGGCACGCGCTAACAGGGAGCCAGACTACCCACCTGACAGAGCTATGCGTGTGGACATCCCGATGTGGACACCAGAGGCAACCGAACAATACCTGAAGGACAGAGTCAAGGCACACGTTGCTACTCGTATCCTGGCTGACGATGACTTACCTGACTGCACGGCAGAGGAGATGTGGTTAGATGAAACAGTCTACGCAGTCATGCGCAACGGGCGAAAGTCTGCGGTGCGTGCGACCAACGATAAGGGTGTAAAATTCAAGAGTCGTGGCGAGGCACAAAGGTGGATACAATCTAATGCGCAGAACGACAGCAGCCTATACATAGAGCAACGACTAGGAGAACCAAGGCGCTGCTTAAAGTTCTGTAACGTAGCTAATTTCTGCAACCAGTGGGGAGGGTAGCATGGAAGATTGTACTCACTACTGGCTCGTACCTGTACAGGGTTCAGGAGGAACCATCAAGGTATGTAAAGAATGCAGAGAGGAGCAGCCACTTGACCCAAGAACTATTGACGAGATGGTACCGCCGATGCCGCGCCCTAAGAGCCACTCAGGTGGCGGAGGAAGACGAAGTTCTCGTCGGTCAGCGGCCATCCTCTTTGGATGGCAAGATCCTACAGAACCAAAAAGCAGGAGAAAAAAATGACATCACCACCTAAAACACCACTGACATCACGAGTCATGGCAGAGATTATCTATAAAGATGAAATGACACAGGAAGATATCGCAGAATTTTTGCTAGAATGGCGCAGAGATGTTGAAAGCTATTGGGAATACTGTCATATCGGGGTGGCATTCTAATTGAAAATGGGCAGGGAGTCGGAGAGGAAACACCGACAACGCCCCACCCATCTTCGTTGTTACCCTTCAAGCGCCCCACGGAAAAGTTAAAAACGTGTCGCACATGAATTGATATACAATATATGATGACATAGGCGACGAGCGCAAGTAGGTGCGAAATGGATGAACAGGAAACGAAGAAAAAATCTTTTTTCAAACGAGTCTTCACGATACCAAACGTTAAACTTCCAGGTATCAGGGTCCGTATACCGAACTGGCGTACTCCCGAAGTCAACATAGGGTTACCTTCATTTGGTGGCTGGTCCCCACCATCAATCCGTGTGGCTTCGATGCGAGGATTACGCATCGTCGGTGGGGTGTGGCGTGTGGGAACAATCGGGATTGGCGTGGGTCTAATTGTCACTACGTTTGCGATCCTCTCTGCGGTTCGTGGATTAAACGCCGCCCCCACCTGGCCTTCACCTGCACTCTACGAAGCAAGCAGGGTAGAGCCTGACAAGAGCGTGCATGTCGGGCAGCCGTGGGAAGACTTCTTCACAGACCAGACACCTGCAGAAGTACGTGCGCTACAGACCATGACCTTGCAGTTGAATCTGTCAGGCGCACGAGCAGCGGACATCACTATCGATGGCTTGAACATAGGTAAGGCTTCTAACCTGACTGATGCTATCCAAGTAATAGGTAGCGTCGCTAACAACAATGCGTTCTATCTAGAATGCGATGAGATCATCATATCGAACGTGGTTGCGACAGCCCTGTCGCTTGAGAACAGCGAGATATACGAGCTAGTGCTAACCAATAACGTAGCGGACGGGTTAAGCGTGTCACCTACGCTCAACAACACCGTGTTAGATATCGTCGTGCAGTCGAGTCGTGGTGCTGTGACAGTGCCTGCCATTTCCAATGGCGACTATGACCGTATCATCATCGATACTCAAACAGCAGGCTCGAAATGCAGGACGCTTACCCTGTCCAACATAAAGGCGTTCGGTGCAGGGTTGAACCTAGATCACATCAAGGCGGGTAAGCTGACTATCCAATCAAGTACTATTGGTTCTGGTTCAGGAATCGATACCGCTGATTTCGTTATCTCGAACACAACGAAAGTTCAATCTTTCACCAGTACTGGCAACGTGGAAAAGCCTGTAAAGGTACAGTAGCTTGCGTAAGGTATTATTAGGTGGGGTGGTACTCGCAGTTTTCCTTCTTTCTCCTGCGGTGATACCTCCTCAGTATGTGGTCTCCTATAGCCCACCACCCTCACCATCTCCCGTGGTGCTGATTGCTCCAGATTCAGCACCAGACGTGGGCATAGGAGCCACATACGCACCTGATATGTTCCAGCACACAGCTACCTACGGCAACGAGATAAAGTACATCACTGAATGGCAGCTAATGGATGCCCTGGCACAGACCTCTTGGCGACCGCATGTGATTAAGACCATCCAGATAGAGGATGGATCATACATTCTTGACAAGCGACCTCTGCGATTCCTCTACGCGCTTATGCTGTGCGAGTCAGGTGGCAGGGAAGATGCGGTAGGTGACCTTGATTTAGGGGTGTCACTCGGAATCTTCCAGATTAATATTTCCTATTGGCCTCGACTGCATAAAGAGTATAATTTATTGGACGCAGAAGACAACGCGCAAGCTGCGTATGTTGTCTGGAAAGCAATGGGATTCAAGGCTTGGAGTTGTTATGGCGGAGAACCTGTACCAATACAAAGTATCAGTGAGTCGGGTCGTTGACGGCGATACCGTGGATGTGGACGTGGACTTAGGCTTTGGCGTATGGCTACGCAACGAGCGTGTGCGACTGGCAGGCGTAGATACCCCTGAGAAAAGAACCAGAGATGCTGTCGAGAAAAAGGCGGGCATCAAGGCCAGCGAGTTCACAGCAAAGATGCTAACCGAGGCTGAGGAAGTTATCCTGGTGAGTCACGAGAAGGGCAAAGGGAAGTACGGGAGAATCCTCGGCACTCTGATGTGTGACGGGATGTCCCTGAACGATGCGCTGATTAGCTCAGGCAACGCTAAGGAATACTGGGGCGGGACAAAGACCTAAGACTTTTTCTTAGCTGCCTTCTTTTTTGCCACTGGCTTCTTCTTCACAGGAGCTTCTTTAGGCGCTTCTGCTGGCGGCTGCTCTGCTGTTGCGGCTTCTACCTCAGACACGAGTTGCGCCTGTGCTTGTGCAGCGAGGTGCATTGAGCGTTCTATTCTATCCATTATTTCTTACCCTTCTTAGTAGATACAAACCTACCTTTAGAATCTCTCTTTAGAGTGACCAGCCCTGCGGTATCGTCACCCATACCCATACGTGCTGCAGCCTGCCCCTTAATGACGGAGAGTCCTGCGGCTAGAGCTGATGTGATAATGACAGTCACTGTATCTATATCAAACCCATCAGACATGTTAGATGCGATAGCTAGGGAGATCCCAGTTTGAAAACTGGTGCTGATGGCCCGTTCCAAGGTGTCTTTTGTTTGCTCAGATAACATGTTAATACCTCTTTCTTTTTGTGTTCTTAACCTTCACCCCTGCACGCTTCGCTGCCTTCTTTGCAGCGGCACGCCCCTTGGGTGTGTATGAATAGTGTTTGGTCTTTCCACCTGATCGTACTGTCGGCATTACATACCTCCAGACTCTATCGAGTCTCGCTCCTCTAATAATTCTATACGAGTTTCCAGATCAGCGAGTCGTTTTTCTATAGATATATCTATACCCGAAACTTCAATCGCTGGCTCATCCCCGTTAATCATTGCCAGCAATACTGACTTGTCCCATGCTGGTCCTGGGTCGTTGGCTCTGCTCACACCGTCAGTCTCGTTGTGCCCGATGACTGTCTGGTCATTGGCTTCTAAACCTAGTTCGCCAAGTATCCATTTGTGTACTTGCACAGATGCTTCCATCATTGCGTCAGGCCAGCCGTCCTCATAGATGAAGTCATACCCATACCCTGGGTCCACGCTGAAGCCCTC